CCACAAACCGCCCCGTAATGCGCGGAGGCATCCGCCTCTAATGCCATGCTTCGGACCCGTCTCCGCCTGGTACTCCAAGGATCGGAATCCTACGGGGAGACGGTCCTTAGTATTCAGAAAACAAAACGCTCACTCTCCGGAACCGCTTCAAGTACCGTGCGGCGTATGTATCGGCTGCAAACAAGAACGAGCTCGCCAATGGGCGATCCGCTGTATGCACGAGAAACGCATGTGGAAATACTCGGCGTTCCTAACCCTTACCTACGAGGACAACAAACTGCCCCGTGGGGGCACGCTGGTCCTCGAACACTTACAAACCTTCATGAAGCGGCTACGGGAAAAACGACCGCCAGGGATCCGCTTCTTCGCCTGTGGTGAATACGGTGACACATATCAGCGCCCACACTACCACCTGCTACTTTTCAACACCGACTTCCCGGACATGCGTCATTATAAAGACAACGAAACCGGGGATCCCCTCTACAAATCCAAAGAGGCAACCGAACTGTGGAAACGCGGCGACGTCACAATCGCCAACGTCAACTTCGGAACATGCTCATACGTGGCTGGCTACGTGGCTAAAAAAGCTGGCTCTAATCACATTTACGGTGATCGCCTGCCTGAGTTCCGCGTCATGTCACGCAACCCTGGACTTGGCCGGACCTGGTACAATTCTTATCACGCAGAAGCCTATAAAAGTGATTCGGTGATCGCCAACGGCAAGGAAACCGGGATCCCGCGGTACTACGACAAAATCCGTGAGCTCGAGCTGTACGACAAATTCATCGGACCCCGGAACGACATCAAACTCACCAAAACCGGTGGACAACTCGCGATTCAAAAAACCAAATTATTGCGTAAGCAAAAGTCCCGCCTTAATCCGGAAGAACGCACTCTGAAGCGCCTACGAGCCCGTGAGCTCTTCGCAGAGGCGAAATCCAAACACTTCAAGCGGGACCAATGAAAACTCTTCTGATGTCTGTCTTTGACTCAAAAGTCGGGGCCTTCTCGACTCCCTTCAGCGTCAAAACACGTGGCGAAGCGATCCGATCATTTACGGACGCGTGCAACGACGACAAAATGCCTTTCAAACAACATCCGGCCGACTATCGACTCTTCTGGATCGGTCAATTCGACGACGAAACCGGTGCTCTATCAGGCGTACCACCAGAACCCCTAATTGGTGCTGACGAACTGGGGTGAGGTCTAAGGGGAGGGGGGATCCCCCCTCCCCTTTCTGATTTCCACAACAACAAAAAAATATTCTTAAGCGGAGCTTCTTATTTACAAACCCCTCCCCCGCTCTTGCGGGGGGACTTAGGGGGGGGGATTGCACCCCCCCCGTACTATTCACAACCAGTGACACTAATCATCCATTCAAAAATCTACCAAAACCAAAACACAAACTTACACTTTCTAAACTCTCCAAAAAAACAAACTCAAAAAGGTACCTAAAACATGCGCTCAGTCATGACTCATCAATTCTCTCAAGTACCTAAAGTGGAAATCCCGCGATCGTCTTTCGATCGCTCTCACGGCGTCAAGACTACATTCGACGCCGGCTATCTCGTCCCCGTCTATGTAGACGAGGCTCTACCTGGGGATACCTTCAACCTAAATATGACGGTCTTTGCCCGTCTAGCTACTCCACTACATCCCATCATGGACAACATGATGCTCGATTCATTCTTCTTCTTCGTCCCACTACGCCTGATCTGGACCAACTTCCCGAAAATGTTCGGCGAACAGGACAACCCTACGGACAGCACCTCTTACATCTGCCCGGCAATGGCAGCTCCCCCAACAACCGGATACGCAAATGGAAGCCTTTCAGATTACTTCGGGCTCCCAACTCAAGTTCCAGGATACCCTCATACTGTGTTCCACCACAGGGCTTATAATCTTATCTGGAACCAGTGGTTTCGAGACGAAAATCTTCAGAACTCCGTACCAGTCCCCAAGGGTGATGGACCTGATACCCCGACCGACTACGTGCTTCTCCGTCGCGGTAAGAGGCACGACTACTTCACAAGCGCGTTGCCCTGGCCTCAAAAAGGACCAGCCGTCACCCTTCCTCTGGGGTCGCTGGCTCCTGTCCGCGCGAGCTCGACGGAAAACGTAACGTTCCCCACCACAGCTCTCACTTGGCGCGATGCTACATCCGGCGCCCTACTCGCAAACAATTCAATTATCGGCTCCAACCAGGTCGGCGGACTCTCGATCACACAAGTCGGAACCGGACTCGTACCTGGAGCATCCTTTGCAACACCCACCAACCTATACGCCGACCTTTCCACGGCCACGGCCGCTACCATCAATCAGCTACGGCAAGCGTTTCAAGTACAGAGAATGTACGAAAGAGATGCGCGCGGCGGCACGCGCTACACTGAAATTATCCAATCTCATTTCGGAGTCACGTCACCGGACGCAAGACTGCAACGCGCTGAATACCTGGGCGGCGGGTCTACGCCCATCAACATCAACCCCATTGCACAAACGAGCAACACAGCTTCTCAACAGACACCGCAAGGCAACCTTGCCGCAATGGGTACTGCCTCTCTAAGCGGATCTGGCTTCACGAAAGGATTCACGGAACATGGAGTTATCATCGGGATGGTCTCTGTACGAGCAGACCTTAATTACCAACAGGGTCTTAATCGTATGTTCTCCCGCTCCACTCGCTTTGATTTCTACTGGCCGGCTCTCTCTCATCTCGGTGAACAAACCGTACTCAATAAAGAAATCTACACCACCGGTACGGCGACCGACACGCAGGCCTTCGGATATCAGGAACGGTATGCAGAATATAGATATAAACCTTCAATTATTACCGGCCGATTCCGCTCCAACTACGCCCAGCCTCTCGACACCTGGCATCTGGCCCAAAACTTCTCGGCGCTACCTGTACTCGGCAACACATTCATTCAGGACAACCCACCTATAAACCGCATCATCGCGGTCACTAGCGAACCGCACTTCCTATTCGATTCATACTTCCGCCTGCGTTGCGCACGCCCAATGCCGGTGTACGGCGTCCCCGGCATGATCGACCACTTCTAACTAGGGAGGGTGTGGGGGGAATCTCCCCCCACGCATACCACTTCATCGAATGCCACTTAAGGACAGCAACCAATGGCTGACGCCTTCAATCCTCTATCTCTCCTGTCCGGCCTCATCGGCGGCGGCATGAAAATGTTCGCCAACAAACAAGAGAACGACATGAACTGGGAAAACAACATCTTCTCCAGTCTCGTCGGCCGCGAAAACCAGGAGGACGCTCAAAACTTCAACGCAACGGAATCGGCTCTCTCCCGTGAATACGGCTGGGGCCAATTCAACGAAGCTAAACGCAACAACAACGAACAGGCCGACATTCAGCGCGCCTGGTCCGCGGGACAACAACAAAAAGCTGAGGAGTTCAACGCACGCGAAGCGGGCTACAACCGCGATTTCCAAACCTACATGTCGGGAACCGCCTACCAAAGAGCTATGGCCGACATGAAAGCTGCCGGCCTTAATCCACTACTCGCCTATCAACAGGGCGGCGCCGGTATCGGCTCCGGCGCCCAAGCCTCCATCGGCCCAGCTGGCGGCGCCAGCTCTACCGTCGGCGGAACCGGCGGCGGCCAGGCCTCGAGCTCGGCAGCTGCTGCAGCTGCTCCCGCTCGCATGTCTGGACTACTCCAAGGCGCTGTAACCTCGGCGTCTGAAGCCGCGCGCCTAAAACCTCAAATCGATCTGATCGACGAACAGGCAGATGTGGCTCGCCACACGAAACCCGTACTGACTCAGGAAGCGGACGTAAAAAAAGCAACCGTCAAAAACATAGAGGAACAAACTCGCACACAAGCGCAACAGACCAACCTGGTCGAACAACAGGTCAAAAACGAACCGCAACGCTTCACAAACATGACCAACCTCCCGGCCGTAGGAACGTGGCTCGGCAATCTCTTCAGAAGCAACTCGACCGGAACGCCGCAACAATCATCGGCGAAGGGAATCGCCGCCAACGAGGACGGCGGCGTCCAGCACAACCCAGTAATCCGCCCAAGAACCAACCCATGGAACGTAGGAGCTGACCAACAATGACAACCATGCAAGGAATCAACACCGACGGCGAGGACGTCTCGTCCTTCTATGTCATCCACAATCCCGTAAACGCCCCCCATGCCGACGACGGCATGACTCGGCAGGAATTCGCAGAGGAATGCGATATCAACGTCCTTATGGCGACGTATGAACGCAACGGCGTTCTCAACCACTTCAACCGGCTTCCGCCGCAATATCTCGATGTGACAGAAGTCCCAGACCTTCAAAACGCTCTCGCGATCTACAACCAGGCCGAACAGGCCTTCATGACCTTGCCGGCAAAAGTCCGAAAGGAGTTCGACAACGACCCGGTAAAATTCGTAGAATTCGCGCAAGACCGCGAAAACCTCCCAGCAATGCAGGAATGGGGCCTAGCGCCCCCTACAAAGCTTGCTGATGCGATTCCGACCCCTACTGCCGCCATACAGCCGGGGAAGGAAGAAACGCCCTGAGGGCGTTCCTAGGGCCTCTGGTTCGCCCCCGCTTGCCGGGGGCCCTAGACCTTCAAATTGGCACATATCTTCTTGGTCTAATGTGCCAACTGACCTAACTGAAAGGAATCAAAGACATGCGTCGACATAAGATGGGCTCCTCACACTCCAAATCGAACTTCTCTCGGACGGCGTCCATGACTCACAAAAAGAATGCCACAAACCGCCCCGTAATGCGCGGAGG